CGATATTAGAGAGCTAGAGGAAATGCGTCAGGCTACTAACGACCATTTAGATAGATGGAACGGTATTTTTAACTGGGTAGAAATTGATGAGTCAAAAACAGTTAAAGTGCGAGTAGTTTCTGCAGAATGGAAGTCTATAAAAGCTTTAAGGTTTAAGGTATCAGAAAATAAGTACAATCCTGAGCGACCATTTAAAAAAGCTGTAAGCGATACTTATAAAAAACGTAAAGGAGAAACTATTGAAACAAAATATGTTGACGATATATGGGAAGGTACACAGATTGGTGGTAGAATCTTGGTTAACTGTCGCAGACGCCCTAATCAAGTTAGGTCTGTTGACGATGCTGGTACTACCGACTTGTCATATGTAGGGGTTGTTTTTAACCACACTACAGGAAAGCCTACAAGTTTAGTAGATATTCTACGTCATATACAAATGTTGTACAATATTGTAATGTACCACATAGAATTAGCTTTAGCTCGTTCAGGTGGTAAGGCAGTAGTATACGATGTATCACAAATGCCTTCTGATATAGGTATGGATATGCAAGAAGTTATGTACCACCTTAAGAATGATGGTATTATACCTATTAACTCTAGAGACGAGGGAGGAGATACCTCTTCGTTTAATCAATTCCAACAAATTGACTTTACCTTATCTAATTCTGTACAGCAATTAATTAACTTGAAGCTTATGCTTGAGCAAACAGCTGGGCAGATTTCAGGCGTTTCTCCACAGAGAGAAGGTGCGGTAGAGCAATACGAATACGTAGGAAACGTACAACGTTCTGTAGCTCAGTCATCTATATCAACAGGTGGTTGGTTTTACTCGCACAACGAGCTTAAAAAGAAAGTGTTTGACAAGCTGGCTAACCTAATGAAGCTATCGTGGGCTGGAGGTAAGAAAGCTGCGTTTGTTTTAGGGGATGCAGGATATAAGATGCTTAATGTATTGCCTGATGTAGCTCTCAACGATTATGGTATTTTCTTAGGGGACTCTGGTAAAGACGACGCTTTAAAACAATCAGTGCAACAAATGTCGCAAGCAGCACTACAGTCTGGCTCTATAACATTGCTAGATGCTCTTAAAGTTCTTAAGGCAGACACTATGACTGAGGCACAGCACGTGCTTGAGCAAGGTATTGACGCTATGAAAGAGCAACAAATGCAACAACAAGAACAAGCTATGCAACAACAACAAGCTGCTGCCGAAGCACAACAAGCTGCGTCTCAAGCTGATATGCAAATGAAGCAGATGGAAATTGATGGACGTATTAAAGTGGCGCAGATTAATGCAGAAGCTAGAGTAGTTGCTCAAGAAGTGGCATCAGACGCTACAAGAGATATTGATGACACTAGAGAGAAAAACAAGTTATCTCTAGAAAAAATAAAAGCAGACTTTAATTTTCAACAAAAGGAACAGGACGCTAAAAATACTAGGCGTGCAGAGTCCAGAAAAACAATAGAAAAAAAGTAATATATTTGTAAACAGTTAAAAGCAAAACAAAATGGCAGAAGAAAGCAAATTAATTGAAGACGCAGTATCTTCTACGGAAGAAACGCAAACAGGGTTCGACCCAAGTTCATTTTTAGGTGAAGAAGTAGCTTCAGCAGAAGCGCTTGTGGAAACTACTGAAACTGAAGAAAAAACAGAAACATCAGAAGTAGCTGAAGCTCAAGAAGTTGAAGCATCTGAAGAATCTGACGATTTTTCTTGGGATAACGTGGAAGTCGAAGAACCTGTAGCTGAAGAAGCTGAAACTACTGAAGAGTCAACAGAAGAAGATTCTGATTGGGATGAAGTAGAAGAAGTAAAAGAAGAAGCTGCGCCAGAATTTGATTGGAGTGAATTAAGTAAAGAAGCAGGTATTGAGGCTAGTAGTAAAGAAGAGTTTTTAGAAAAAGTTAAAAACGCTTTACAACCTCAAGTAAAAAACAACGATGTTATAGAAAACCTTAACACGTATTTAGAGCTTTCTGACAAGGATTTAGTTATCGCTGATATGAGAGCATCAAAATACGAAGATGAGGCGATAGAAGACACGATAGATAGGTTAACTGACGCAGGGCTACTCAAAAGAGAAGCTACTTTGATACGTCAGCAACTAAACAAGCACATTCACAATGAAAGAGAAAGACTTGTGAATGAGAAGGTGCAAAGCGAAAAGCAAAAAGAGGAAGCTTCTTTAAAGTCAAGAAAAGAACTTCAAAACTTCATTAAGAAGAAAGAAGAGTTTTTTGGTGGGAAGGTTTCTCAAAAAGAAAAGAAACGACTGTATAGTTATATAACCAAAGGGAATTTTGCCCAAGATATTTTTGAGTCTCATGCCAATGTTGCGGAGGCCGCTTTTCTATGGCAAAACAAGGATAGGATTTTCAAGATGATTAGAACGCAAGGCGTCGAACAAGGAAAATCTAAAGTTCTTGATGGTATTACATCACCTAGTAGAGGTGGTCGTTCTACCAAAAACTTTGAACCTGTAAAAAAAGGTTTCGACCCTAGCAAGTTCTTAGGTTAGTAATTGTACAATGTTTATAAAACAATTATTAAATTTTAAAACTTAGAAAAAATGAAAGTTTATTCGGCTAAATATGATGCCAGTCAAGCAACAGCGGAAAACTCGCTAACTGCAAATTTATTGAAGTACCCAGAGATTGCAAAAAAAGTAATCGAATTGTACCCACGTTACACTACTACTTACCTACTTGAAAAACTAGGTTTCGGTGCTAGTGAAAAAGTTCTTGGAGACAACTCTTTTGAATGGAAGGCAATGGGTCGTTACAGACAAAAACAAATCTTAGACGATACGGTTACTCTTGCATCAGACGGTGCAATTGACGCTGGTGCAACAATTTCTTTTGATGTAAAAGACAATACTGCAGCAAACAAATGTATGATTAATGCAAACGACATTATTCGTATTGGTGGTTACCAATTCCACGTAACTTCGGTTGCTGCAGGTACTGGGTCTGATGACCACGCTACTGTAGTAACTAAGTCTTTACAAGCTATTGGAAATGATGTTACTATTGGTACTGCACTTGATGTTGTAGCAATCATTGGTAACGCATTCGGCGAAGGCTCTGATGGTAATACTGTAGGAGAGGGTTACGCTTACCCAGAAACTCACAAAAACTATGTAACTATTTCTCGTAAGAAATTAGTTATTGATGCTACTGACTTAACAGACATTACTTGGGTTGAGCACAATGGTCACAGACTATGGTTCTTTACTAAAGAGCAACAAACTGAAGCTCAGTTTATGTACGACCTTGAAGTAATGAGATGGTTTGGTAAATCTACTATGTCAGGAAACATTACTGTTGCTGGAGAACAACAAACTCAGTTATCAGGTGTACCTGTTATTGGAGATGGTCTTCTTGAGCAAATCAAAGGTGCTAACACTTTGACCTATGGTTCTGACGATGGTAATGATGCAACACTAAGTGTAGATAAATTAACTGAATTCATTGGTAACCTTACCATGAATGCACAAAACGCTACAGGTAACGAGTATGTAGTATTTACTGGAACACAAGGAAAAGTTCAGTTTGCTAAAGCGATGAAAGATTTCTTAGTAACAAACGGTGCTGGAGGTGCTTCTGTACTAGTAGATAAAGCTGGACAAGATGTAGCTTTAGGTGCAAACTTCTCTACTTACTACGCATTAGGAAATAAGATTACTGTAGCACACTGCCCAGTATTTGATGACCCTAATATTGCTCCTAACCCTGCTTACGCTAATGAAGCTGAAATTGGAAGCACGTTTAAAGCTACTACTGCTCTTTCAGGAGTTTTGGTATTCTTAGATATGAGTGTAAACCAAGGTGTAAGCAACATTGAGCTTATCTCTAAAGGTGCAGAAGGAATTAACCGTAACTGGGTTAAGAAATACGTACCTGGAATGATTAACCCTTACGATTCTAAATCTATGCTTGCCGCTTCTGGTGATGACAAATTTGAATGTCACTGGTTAACGCAATCTGGTATTATTGTAAGAAACCCACTTTCTTGTGGTATTTTGAAGCCTTACAACGTTTCAATCTAATAAGTGTATAATTAAGCGCACCCCTTCGGGGGTGTGTTTATTTTTATAAATTAAAAACAAAAAAAAGCAAAGATTATGGCAGAGCAAAATTTCGTAAAGTACGAGTACTACAAACACAAAAATTTTAATTTTTATGAGTTTAGTTCGTACAGATTAAAAAACGGTAAACTTGTTACATATGAAGATATTAATGGCTTACCTGGTAAACTTAGGTTTACAAACCCAGTAGTTTTATTAGACATGAGTAATGAAGGGCATGTTATAATAGATAACTTTTTAAAAGAAAGCCCTTTTGTTTTATCAGGGGAGTGGTCTAGATTAGATATAGCAGAGCAAGAAAGAGTTAAAACTAAATCTACTTTAGATTCGGCAAGAGCTATTATTGAAGCTGCAAAGATGTCAGACAAAGATGTTGTAGATTATGCTACATTATCTGGGTATAATTTAAATTCAGATTTAGATGTACTTAGAGCTAAGATAATTGAAGTAGCTCAATCTAGTCCTGATGCATTTATGGATAAGCAATTTGACCCTGAAAAAGACTTAAGAGTATTTATTATTCAGGCGGTAAAAGCAAAGAAGCTTAATCTTAAGAATAACACATATTTCTACGGGAAAGAAGCAATTGGAACTAACGAAGAACAAGTACTAGTTTGGCTAAAAGACCATAAAGATATTTTAGCTATCTTGAAGAACGAAATTCGTGGTGATAAATTACCTAAGAAGAAAACTAAATCTTAATAAAAATGGATGCAGCTGCTGCTAGAAACAGAGTAAGAAACATTATAGATAGTGAGGCTACAGCATTCTATATCGACGATGAGATAGATGCGTTTCTAGCAATGGCAACTGATGAGTTTATTCAGCAGTACTATGGAGCTTTTGAAACAAGCCAAGATAGTAGAGATAAGTTGCAAGACTTAGTAATTAGTAAAGATGTAGATTTAATAGATGCTACGCCAGCTGAGATAGGAACATTTGATGCTAACGATACATACGGTAGATTTTTATCTGCTTATGTAAAAGCTAGTCCTAATGTAAATGTAAAAGTAATACAGATTGGAGATATAGGAGCTTATTTGAACGACCCGTTTAACAAAGCGGATGCTTCTAACCCAGTTGTATACTTTAAAGGTGGTAACATACACTCAATAGGGTTGTCTACGGCAACGACTTGCGTGATTACTTATTTACAACACAGCACTACTTTTACTGATTTAAATGCAACAACTCACGAAGAAATTTGTCAAATAACAGCTCGTAAGATACTAGCAACTTTGGGAGATGCTAGATATCAAACAGTTCAAACTGAAATAGCTGAACGACGAGTATAACGATGCTTTTTGCTCCCTGCTTTCTAGAAAGGGTGAGGTAGGGTAACTTACTTTACCCTTTCTTATTAATAAAAAACTATGGCAACACTAAACGAAATTGCGTACAACATTAAAAACCTCGTATCAGGAGGTGTAGCATCTGATGACTCAGATTTGTCGCTAAGACAGATTAAATTTATGGTACATTACCATAGGGCTAATCTATTGATTCAATATACGGATAACGGAAAGAAAGCTTCTAATGCTATATTTCAAGTACACCAAGTAAAACCTTCTAATGCTGGAGTGGAGCTTGGTATCGTAGGCTTTAACGACAATAGAGCAATACGTAGCATTGCATACAAAGACGACTCTGGTGTAGAATCTTCTTATGTACCTCTACCTATAGTTCAAAACCATGACCGTATGTTCGTGAACAGTGCTCGGTTTATGGCTAGTTCTAATGGTAAAATTGCCACCTTATCTGACAGGATGTTATATGTATGGGAAGGTGAGTCAACTGTTGGCGATGGTTTTTTAGAAATAAATGGAGTATTTACTAACCCTACTACGGTGTCTTCTTATGGAAGCGATGAGACAACTGAATACCCTATACCTGAAGAATTAATTCCATTATTAGTACAAAATGTATTACAGTTAGAGTTTAATGTAATGTTATCTACAAATGCAAAAACAGCTAATAACCAAGTAGACGAAAATGCAGGAAGCAAAGAACCAGGAGTACAGTAAAAAATATAGAAGCAAGTATATTACTTTAAAAGATATTTACGACTCTATTAAAAAAGAAATAAGAGTCAGTGGTACAACAAAGGATAGAATGTTGTCGTACAGTGAATATTACGCGATTTTAGAGGCTTTCTTAGAAGAATGGACTAATGTGATTGCTAAAGAACAAGAAGTCCTTAAACTGCCTTTAAATTTAGGTAGCATGTATATAAAGAGGTTTCCTCATAAAAGGCCGTTTCATGTTCGTATAGACCATGCTAAATCTAAAGTTGAAAACAGAGTAGTGCTATACAAAGTGCCTATACTTGATGACGAATACACAAAGGTTATGTGGGATAGACCCTACAAACACAGTAAATATAAAGTGTTACCTTTAACAAGATTTAAAGCATTAATAAATAAGTAAGATGAAAGGAAGTCCTAAGATTAGTGTAAAGCAGGTAGTAGCAGCAGTAATACGTAATTTAGGTATTCAAGATGCAGCAAAAGAGTTTCACAATTTTGTAGAATGGGCTTTTGAAGCAGAGAAAAAAATTGGCTCTTATATTACATTTGATAAAAAAATTGCTACTCTAAGTGTGACTAGTAAGAAAGTTTTATTACCTACAGACTTTATCAATATGATTGAGATATTGTCAGATAACGGTGATTATGATAAAACAAACTGCTATTCATCAGGGGGTTATTTAAACATAGATGTAACAGATGGAACAGAAATAAAGTTACACTATGAAGCTATAAGCACAGATGACGAAGGTTACCCTACTATATCTGCTGCACATGAGGACGCAATAGCGTCTTACATTATGTATAAATACAAAGGGAGAGAGTATTATAACCAAAAACTTCCTAGATATGTTTATCAAGATTTAAAAAACGAATGGTCTTATCAATGCGCACAAGCTAGAGGTAAAGATAATATGCCTACAAAACAACAATGGCGAAACATTGGTAAATATTGGAATTCATTACAACCTAGTAAGGATAGAACCCGTAAATTATTTTAAGGATGGCTGAGTCTAACAAGAAACCTAATTCCTTTATAAAAGGAATGCAACATGATTTAGACCCTAATGTAGCAGCAAACGATAGTTATAAAGAGGCTTTAAACGGTAGGATATTAACTAAAGACGATAATTTATATACTTTATCGTCAGCTGAAGGAAACTCTTCAGTTCATAATGTATCTACAGCATATAAACAGTATTCAAATTTTAGCATAACAAATCTAGGTAGTGATGTTAGAAGTGTAGGTTCTACAGATATTACAGTAAATAGGTTTTTATATAGCCTAACATTATCAATACAAATAGGTTCAACCACTTATACTTACACTCATTTAACTTCAGAATCTAAAACTGATGGTGCTCACGTAATAGACGCTATTAATGCATTTGTATTTCCAGAAACTGAAACCTCAGATTCTTTAGCTATAAAATCACAACTTAATGTATTAATAAATAATAACAATAAAACTTTTCGCTTAATTCCCTATTACCCAAGTACAGTAGGAGTATATAATA